TATTCTTTGGTCGTTTACCCATCATGCTATTAATCCAGCGCCAGCTAATCCGGGTGTAGGCTTGAGAAGTGTACCAACACCAGTGGTTGCATCACTTAACAACCCTTGTGCAGTCGTAAGTATCGTAGCTTGCCGACCTCTTTCGTAAAAATCTATAGCACTATCCTCGCCAACACCTGTACTAACTGCACTAGCAGCCTCTGCTAACTGCGTCCCTGTAGATGCTACACCAGCGCTAGATACTCCGCTATAGTCTGTTGTGTCTACAGATGTATCAGCGGTATCTAAAACCGTTGTTTGTGTATCTATTACATCGTTAATACTTGTATCTGCATCACCTGTCGGGCTATCTGTATTAATATCAGTATCATCCGTATCAATAGTATCTACAGTAGTTACCGTATCGTCCACAATCATAGCTTGTGCAGAGGGAGGCTTTGGAGCCATCAAAGCCGCACCCACAACAGCACCACCAGCCGTTGCAATCAACGTACCTGTCGTACCTAACGCTAACGCCCCGGCAGCTGCATAACCTACCGCACCGCCACCTATTCCACCCAATATCATTGGTACTGCTGCTGCCATCTATATTCTCCTATGCTGCGAACGGATCATAGTCCATTACCGCTTGTCTCTGCGGAGCCTTAACACCGCGTCCTTCTTCTCTAAGACCCACCGCCAAATACCTAAAAGCATCTGCTGCATGACTAGAAAAATCATGTACAGGCGTTGCCCTAAAACTTCTAGTGCGCTCATTATACGCCCGGTGATATTGCCTAAGACATTCCAAGCCATGTTTACACTTCTCTCTATCAAAATATAAACGCGGTATTAACATCTGCGCCGCGTGTATACCATCCTCTATCGGTAACTTAGGAACCACCCGGAAGTTTAATCCTAAATCCCAAGCTATTTCTCGCCTACTCTTACCAGTGCCTAACTCCCTAACCTCTATATCATGCGGTGCATTATGCTCACCATATAAATAATTCTTAGAAGAAAGTACCTTGCAATAATGCGGCAACCCTTCACCACGAGCCTCATAATAATCAATGACATGAACAGCACGACCCACATTCTGCGTGAACCATATACTTGTACTATCGCCTATGCCTAAATCCCAAAACGTATCCACCCTACTAGCCGGGTTGTAGGGTACATTCGTAACCCTTCCGTCAGCTTGCGCCTCCTCCAACTCCTTGCCATATATCGCACCGGGGACATTCGCGTTCCAACTACACTCAAACTCTTGAGCATACTGATCGCTCGACATCATAACCTTTGCCGCGTCTAACTCTTCCTGATCCAATATGCCAGTTTCACTTGCCTTATATACAGCAGCTAACCAATCATCATTCGCTACAGCTTCTTCATACTTCTCATAAAAAGCATTATGCCCCTTCGGGGTGCCAAGAAAAATACAAAACCCTTTCCGATCAGATAAAGCCGGACGCAACACTTCCGGGAATACATTCTCCGGCATATCCGCAACCTCGTCCATCACGCAGCCATCTAAATATATTCCACGTAAACTATCCGGGTTCTCAGCACCCAACAAAGAAATCCTAGCACCAGTAGGTAAATCACACCGCAATTCAGTCTCATGGAAACGTACACCCGGTATCTTACCAGCATACTCCTTTATATAATCCCAAGCCACATTCTTAGCTTGCCTATACGTAGGGGCCATATACGCCAGCCTAGGGTTGTTCTTCTCACACATTAACGCAGCACGTAATATATGATTAATCGCCCAAACAGTTTTACCAAACCTACGGTGACATACAACAACGCCCCACCGCTTCGCAGACATCTCACCATGCAACTTACGCTGCAAATCCCTAGGCTCATACGGTATCTCTATATGCATCAGTGCTTAGTCTCGTCCTTGCCAAAGTCCATCATGCCAATATTCTGCAACATCCTCTCATATATATCAATCAACAATACAGCGCTCTCATACTGCACAGTCGATGAACTGCCCTCTACAGTCAACCTACGCAATTCATTGATGTGACCTAACAGAGCTACGTTTTCTTGCTTCATGGGCTTTCTCAGGCTGTGTGAGAGGCAGATACTATATGTTGGGTATATTATGTAGTAAGCAGACACGCGGCAAATTTTGGAGGGTGGGGTCGGCTGCATCGCCAAAATATCCATCTAATTCGCATAACATATATTATGTTAACACTTTGTAACGTTTTGTACTGCGCGCGTTCACGTATGTTCTGGTTTTGCAATGTCGAGCTAAGATGTTCTGTCTGTGTTCCGCAATCTGGCTACCTCGCGCACGTAGCTCGGACGCACAGGATGTAATGTCATACGTGTCTCAGTGCCTAACAACAACCTCCTCTTCCTCCTCAGTCGCGCTAACAGCAACGTCACCTCCGGCCCAGCTGATCGTTATCGCCGAACTACTTGGTTGATCTTCTTTCTTATCTCTGATGCCAAATGGCTGGTTACGCGCAGCTGTCCATTTAAGCGTGTCGATCTCTAACCTACGCCGTTGCACCTCTGCGTTAATCATACGTGGATCTGCTACTTCTGGTAGCTCTTCCATTGCTAATCTATTGATATGGTCTGAGTAATATTCGCTCTGCAATATGCGCGCTTTCCTGTACATTTCCCATATCTCTTCATCTGCCTGTACAGCGCGTGTAACGTTACGATAGTTAGGCATAGCTTTATCTTTGGTTATATCTACCAAGGTTTCACCTTCTGCAAGTCTATCGCATATCTTTTGCATTACTTTAATCGTAACAGTTTTACTTGGCATTATAGCTTCCTAAAAAAAACCCGAGCCGAAGCCCGGGCAAGTATGTAACCACAAATAACAGGCATTGTTCTCGTGTTGTGATATGAGGTCGAACACAACATCTTGCGATTATACCATATCCATAGACTATTTCAGTACATTAGGCAATAAATATATTTTTTTTCTACATACCCCTTGACAGTATCTGTCACGTACATTATATGTAGGTTGTGGTTGAGCTTGCTCCCACAGTTTTCCAAACAACAGCGAGGTAGCTATGAAACAGCGAGACTTGTTTGATCTTCCCGGTGCGAAACAGCCCGGAGAGCGACAGACTGACTTAGAAGATATTATTCACGATCTTTTAAGCAAAGACATTAGCACTGATTGGGATGCAGTTGACAGAGCTATGGCATGGCATGAGCGTTACCAAGATAGTTCTGGCGCTCACCATTACAAATACAAATAGGAGGTAAATAATATGGCATTATCAAGAGAGTTCTACATTCCACAGGGCGCAACTAAGATTGCAGCAAAGGACTTACCTGTTGTGTTCTACACTTACGAAGAACCAAAAAATTCTAACATTGCAGTTGCTGCTATGTGTTTTATCGGTAAGCAAAGCAAACCAGCTTGGCACTACGCCTTTTCAACTTACGAAAGAATGGAAAAGTATATAGCTGACCAGATCGAAAGCGTCAGGTTATCACAGGAGCGAAAAGCCAAAGAGAAAGCAGAGCGATTAAAACCGCACAGCTTAAAGGTTGGTGACATCATGGTTTGCTCTTGGGGCTACGACCAGACTAACGTTGACTTCTACAAAGTTAAAAGATTAGTCGGTAAGTCTATGGTGGAGTTAATCGGCATACGCGGCGCTATAGTAAAAGACAGTGAAAGACCTCACGGTATGGCTTGCGAGGTAATACCATTACCCAATGAAGAATACGGCGAACCGTTTAGAAAAAAAGCTAGCAGTTCTAACAGAATTAGCATGACTAGTTTTAGTAGCGCGTCATTGTGGGATGGTAAACCAGAATATAAATCATGGTATGCTTGACACATACTGTCAACACTGTTAAGGAGTAAGTATGCAATACATTGTTAAAAAGATCGCCATGTACGGCAACAGCATTGTCGGCAAGTACGACAACCATCAGGCAGCGCTTGACGCTGCCGAACAACTCAAGGCTAGCAGCTTCAGTGAGTTCTACATAGAAATCATACCTGTTAGCAAAAATCACAGCATTGTAGGATTAGGAGGCTAAACAATGGAAACAGGCATTTATAAAAACGGCGAATTGAAACCGCAAATAATACAAACTAAGTTACGCGGCTCAAACGATCAAGAATACCAGATCTACTTAGATTGCGCTAATGACGGTAACGGCGGCGATATTACTCGAAACGGCGCACCGTTAAAAACTTATGATGAATGGTTAAACAGCTAAAATATCATCGGGCCTGACTCTTCGGGGTCGGGCCTTCGGGCTTCGGGGTTCGGGATCG